CAGCCGTCAGCGCCAACATGAAGTTCTGCATGCCCGTGGCGGCGACCTCTTCCTGTACGCCAACACCAGCCAGCGTCGCCCCCATAGCCGCGATCTCACCGCTCGCCATACCGGCCACCGCACCGAGCGGGCCGATGCGCGTAACAATCTCGGAGATCTGCCGGGCGTTCGCCGGCCCCGTATTGCCGAGATAGTTGATCTTGTCCGCCAGCGAGACGACCTCGCCCTGCCCCATCTTGAACGCCGTACGCCACTTCGCCATCATGTCGCCGGCCTGCTCGGCTGTCTGGTCGAAGGCGACACCCATCTTCACTGCATCCTCGGAAAATTTTCCGAGCTCGCTCTTGTCGATCCCTGCCTGGCCGCCGGCAGCGGTGATCTGCGCGATGTCGCGAGCGGCCATCGGCAGCCGTTTCGACAGCCCGAGTACATCGTCGGTCATCTTCTTGAACTGCTCGGGCGTGTCGAAGTTGACGACTTTCTTCACATCAGCCATCGACGACTCGAAATCGATCGCCGCTTTCGTTGCTGCGATGATGGGCGCCGCTATAGCGACACCGGCCACCACGTCCTTAAACCCGACCTCGCCTAAGCCATCCGCTTTCAATCCCTTCCGAAAACCGGCAATGTTCTTCCGAATACCCTGAAGCGCTGGGGACAGCTTGTCGACGCCCGTAATCAGCGCCTTCAATTGGAATTTGTCTGCCACGCTTACGTCTCCGGAACCGCACGGCTAATGCGGTTCGCCTGTTCAAAATGTTCGAGAATGATCGAAATCGGGCGCGTCATTTCCAGTTCCGGATCGACGCGCCAGAAATGGGCAAGCTCGTAGACGCCGCCGATTAGGTCGTCGGCGTCTGAGACGCCCGAGTCAAGAAAAAACCCGCGACCGTCCAGCAGATCGAGTTGAAATCGACCAAGTCGATCTGATCGACCGCCGACGGCGGAATGCTCGCGAGGCGCGCGATGTACTGCGCGACGACGTCCGGGCGCACATGCACGTTTTCCTCGCGATCGAGCGCATAAGGCAACGCTTTGATCGCCCGCACATCTGCCGGCGTCGGCTCGCGCAGATCGAGTTCAGTCAACGACTCGTCGTGCGCGTCGATCGGCTTGCTGAGTCGAATTTTCATTGCCACCGTCCTTTCACACCGTTGAATTCCAGCGACGCCTTCCCGTCATCGCCCGTTGCCGCGGGTTCGCCGACGACGTAGGCACCGCTCAGCACGTACACGCGGCCGTTCTTGAATTCCACGGTCACAACCATGTCGTCTGCCGATTGAATCTTCGCGATCGGGAAATTCTTTTCGAACACCGCATCGACCTTCACGTACGGCACGCGATCCTCTTCTTTATAGAGGCCCGGCAAAATGCTCTCGCGCTTGACGTCCGACAGCGGGCACTCCACACCGCCCGTCACCGAAAACTGCTCGCCATCCGCCTTCACGTAGGCGGTGCCGGCGACCTTCTGACCCATATCGGTCTCCTGAAATGAAAGCGGCCCACACGATGGCGGGCCGCTCGGTTTGCACTATGGTCGGCGCCGTCAGGCTGCCGCCGCTTCCGGGTACTGCAAGCGGAACTGGTTCAACAGCCCGAATATCCGCAGCTGGTTGATGTAGTCCGGCGGGAACAGCACGTCGACCCGATTCGGGTTCGTCTTGTTGATCTCTACGATCAGGTATTGCGCGAACAGATCGGCGTTTTCGACGATGCCAGCCAGCTCCAGTTCGTCGTATGCGGCGATCAGCTCCGCGCGGATAATCTTCGGCGTCACGATCGCGGCGCCCGGCCCGAATTTGGTTCCGTCGACAGCCAGCTTGTGCCGACCGTACTTGCTCGTAATCCGCTGGCGCAGGAACCGCATCACATACCCGGTCGTATGCATCGTCTCCGAGTCGAGATAACTGTTGTCCGACTGCCCGTACGCGTTGCGCTGGTACGTCGTCACCGCGCGCTCGATTCGCACCGCCCCGTCCGCAGAGTTCGTCGTCGCGATACCGCTCGTCAGCAACGACTGGCGCTCGTTCAGGATGAACCGCTTCCCCGGTCGAGCCGCGTCGATTCCGACCAGCAGGCCGGTTTGGGTCGGCCGCGCCGGGTCAGCCGAAATGAAAACAGCTTGCCGCGCGCCGAACGCCGCGGCCCGCTCCCACGACGGACGAGGCGAGTCTGGCTCGAAACCGTTGATCGTCATGTGCTGATCGTTGCGTACACGGCCGGCGGCGACCAGTTGGCCCGGCGTACCGCGACGCGCCGAGTAGACATGCCCGTACAACATCGAAGACCACGCCCAGCGCCCAGATACGTCGTTCATCCATTCGGCGAACGTATCCAGTGACGTCGGGTCCGTCCACGGCTGACAGACGAATTCGAATTCCTCGTCGCCCACGGCCGCAAGGACGTCAGCCAGTTCAGGCGAGCCCGCACCGCCAGTCATCGGCGTCACCGTCGCAGTCAGGCCCGCCGGCAAACGCTCGTTTGCGGCCAAGCCGCCGCGATTGAATTCGACCGCGATGTCGTTGCCCGTATCGCCTTTCCACTTGCACGTCAGCTCCAGTTTGACGCCTGCAATAGCCGCACGCACCGGCATATTCGCCGTCCCATTCACCGCAGCCACCAGCTGCACGAGAACATCTGCCGCAACAACGCCGCTCGCGACGGTCACACGCACGCGTCGACCCCCGACGTATAGCGACAGCAGACCAGTTTCGGTCGCCTTGCCGACCAGCTCGATCGTGCTCTTTGCTGCCACACCTTCCGCGACCTTTACCGCAATCCCCCACACTTCGCCAACCGGGTCGCCGCGGCGCCAGATGTCGCTCATCGCTGCGAGCATCGAGCCTTCACCGGCCAGTGCAATCGCATCGCTCGTGCGCGACAGCAACGTGAGCGCCGGCGCACCGACAACGGCATCATCGTTCGCCTGACCGATGATCAGACGGCGCAGCGTGTTGCCGCCCGTGGCTGCCGCCGAGTTGTCGATTTCGGCGTAGAACAGCGGAACCGCGAGATCCGCGGGAATATTGTTGAAACTGATCATCCCTTACTCCCCTTGGTTGCCTTGCCTTGAGCAGCACCGGCCGGCTCTGCCCCCGTAACGTCGGCGGCGGCCGGCCCCGGCTTCGCAGCCGCATCGCCCGATTCCGCAATTTCAATCACATCGCCCGACTGCACGCAGCGGCGCCAGTACACATTTCGCGGTACATCGCGCCCGTCGGCCGGGAGATCGTCACCGCGCAACGGGTCGCGAACGATTCGCCCGTCCGCGGGCTTCACGCGCATCGTTTTTGTCATCGTTCATCCTTCAGCTCAACACGGAGCTCCAATTCGATCCGGCCGTCCGGGCCGGGCTTTTTCAGATTGGGATCAGCCATGGGGTCGATGGCATCGACGTGAATGTCGACGCCCTGCAAAGCCGGCAATTTATCCAGCATGTCCTCGTGCCAGGTCTCGGGATAGTCGTCGCTCCCGAGCGTCCACATCGCCGAAAAGCCGAACCGATAGAGAACGCGAAACCGGTCGGTCGATACGAGATCGCATCCCGTGTACTCGACCGGTTCGTATCGTTTGTCAGGCGTCCAGCCAACGAGCGCGCGCAGCAGCGCCGCCCGTACGTCGTGCAGTTCATCGGCCACCGCCTGCCCGCGCTCATTCCATTGCTTCAGCGCGACGACGACGTCGAACTCGTCGGCGATTTCCTGCCTCGTCCCGTTTAGTAATTGGTTCGGCTCAGGATCGTCGCCGGTCATCACGACGAACGCCGCGGGCATGTCCAGCTTTGCGCTGTCCTCCAGCGCGCCCCAATCGATGCCGCCAGATACGCGGCGCTGGAACAACGGACAGAAATCGCGCACGTGCGCGATCATCGGTGAAAGTTTCATGGCAAAGAAAAGACCCGCGTAAGCGGGCCTCGGTTGAATGTCCTGCGTTACCGAATGTCAAGCGCAGCCGCCAGTGCGGCAGAGAGAATTGTCTTGATTTCGCCGGACTTTTCATCGAGCGCGTCGACCATGTAGTTCGCGCGAGGCTTGATGCGATATGGGCCGGTGGGCTGTGCACGTCGATCTTTCCGACGCTTCGCACCACGGCGTACGCCATAGTGCAAATAGACGAAGTATGGTGCGGGCATAGCTGCCGTTTTCTTCGGAGCAACACGCACCAAGAATCCTGAACGACTGACCTTAAAACTGATGCTGTCGAGCAGTGCGCTCGAACGCACACGTGGGTAATCCTTCGCGCCACGGGCAAGGGCCAGATTCATTTGGGCTTGCCCCGTCACGAGTCGACCAGACTTCCTCATCCCCGCACGCACTTTGCTCTTCTTGAAGTCGATCGAACGATCAAACCCCTCGAAGCCTTCAATATGCAGCCCAATACCCGCACTACCCGCCATGCCGAAGTTCCTCCACTTCAAGAACCGAAAAACGCCGCACACCGTTCACATCGCCGACGCGCTTCACTCGAAATACCTGGTCGCGATACACCACCTCGTAGTCACTCGTGACGCCATCGATGTATCTGAGGAAAACCCGGTGAGTGACTTTGTCGTCGATCTGGACGCTACCGCTGTACACGGCCGCGCCAACCGGTTCGATCTTCGCCCAGCGCGGCCGTTGCTCCGGAAATTCCGATTCGATTTCGGCGTCGCGATAGGGATAGTCCCGGCGCTCGCGCAACAACACCCGCCGATCAAGCTCCCCGATCCTCGGAATTCGCATCAGAACCTCGGTGGCACAGTGATTGGATCAAGAAGGGCATCCGCAAAGCCACCAGGCATTGCCACGACAGACTGCCCCGACGAGAAGAGTTCCCGGTTCTCATGCGTCCAAGCCGCCGCAAGCAGCATCCACGAGCGGATCGACGGAAAGCGGTCGAGATCAATGCCAGCCCGGTAAGTGAGCGTTGGCGCGCCGAAAGGCGGCCAATGTCCCCCTACCGGTGCAAGAAGCGTCTCGCGCCCCAACTGAATTAACTCGAACTGCGCTTCGCCTAGCGTGAATCGCTCACCGGACGTGGAGCGAATTGCGACTGTTTCCACTGCGAAGACTTGCCCGACGGACAACGGAATCTCCCCTTTGGGGAAAGCTCCAAGCCGCTCGACATAGAGCGCCTTCCGAATAGCTGCGCCCGTCTTACTCTCGGCCGCCTGACGCACGCCCGGAATCACAATGCGTTCGATGAACTCACGCTCGTCGTCATCATCGATTCGGCACTGAGCCGCAACGTCCTCGAACGAAAGTGGCTCCGCGTCGTCCAGATATTCGACGAGAACAGCAGCCATCGTGGATTACCCCTTCGCCGCGGCAGCCTTGGACGTTTCGGCTCTCGCCGGCGCCTTCGCATCCTTCAGGTCCGGTTCGTGCATCTGGGCGATCCCCGCTTCGACAAGCCGGTCTGCGTGCTCGTCCTCGAACCCTGCGACGTCGCCGGGCGTGTACTGCGCGTAATGCCGCTTGAACTTGACCACCTTCATGTCATTCTCCGAAATGC